CCACGCACTTCACGGATAGCATTGACCACTTGGTTCACCACGTTGTTGTGCTGACGGTTGATACCGCGCAGTGACTTGGTAGCAGGACGAGTGATGTAGAAGATGCTGGTGGTCTCATCTTCGTTGCAGATGCTGATCTCGTAAGCGTTGGGCATGGGGTCCGTTCCTTTGACTCTCTTAATATACACGGTTTCCGCGCCCTGTGCCACAATAGTGGACACTTCAAGGACTGGTCAGCTTGGACACGCTGATTGCCAGCAGGAATGCGATCATGATCACCACATCCCACGATTTGGTGCGGATGAAGTACGGAACTGATATAGCATCAGATACAACATGTGCTATGACTCCTGCAGTTACGTTCACATGTAGCACAACAAAATAGGCAGCGATGACACCAACGCTCCCTGCAATCCGCGCCACTACGTCTGTTTTCATTACCACTCCGTGATGTTCTTTACCCAGTCTTGTTGTAGCAGTTCTTTTACCTTGGTGCAGATATAGTCATCATTTTCAATGCTCTTGCCACCCTGTTGGTGAGCGAAGAGACACTCATCTGACTCAATATGTGCTATGAAATCTTCTTTTGTAAACCATACGATACGTGCATCACACTCTTTCATGTTGATACCACAGAATATCAATCGCTCCCAGTCTTTATCACGAGACACATGGTTAATAATAAATGAGTCCTTCTTCACACTACCTTTCTTATCACGAGTAGCGAGAGAGAACTTAATCTCAGTAAGTATATTACTGATGACACGATCGTGCCCAGCAGTAGATGTCTTAGCACGTTTCACCCCGTACTTGTACATACACTGGGACACAAATCGCTCACCAAACTCACCCTTTTGTTTGGGTGACATGTACACATACCCCTTGAATGGAGTATCTTCCCAAGGATCCTGTACGTTGGAATCAATGTAGTCACGGAGACTACCATCAGCAAACATAAAGTCAAACATAATCCTTGGGAAGTTGATCCTATTATAGCGTGTGGCAGGTCAACATTCAATCTGTTGGATCAGTTCGTCAACTGTCACCTCTAGCTCTGCTGCTTTCAGTTCAAGTGCCATCATACCAGCAGTGTCATCATCACTCATATCCATGTCATCCATATCAGTGAGTGAGAGCATCTTGTCAAACAGCATGTCAACAAAGTTGCGGTCGTCTTGAGTGATCATTGTTCTAATTGTGATTTGAGAAGATTGTACAGTTCACTAGCATCAACGTTGTGATGGTAGGAATATTGTGCTGTGTGCCCCAGTGGACACCCCATCATCATATCCAGCAGGAATTTGATTTGAGAGGGTTCTAGGGGCACTGAGCAGGTCTCAGTAGTCATTGTGGATTGGAGGGGGGATAGAGACGCTCCCAGGTGCCTCTCAGCACGCCATGGGAGAATAATCTGAACCAGTGTACTCTTCAGTGTTGATGGCAGTCACTACAGCACCGTTGGCGACGTAGTTACGAACTTCGTACTGCATCTCAGTCTTGAGTTTAGTAGCGAAGAAGACCATCTCAGAGTCAGAACCAGGGTGCCAGACGACTTTCTTAACGAAACGCTTGCCAGTGCCGACAGGATAGTAATCAATCTTGGTGGCGGAGGTGAAGAGTTGCATGGGTGCCTTGCTTTGACTCTCTTAATATACACGGTTTGGGGATGCTGTGCCACCACAGTGGGCAGCTTGAAGAGTGTCACACGAATGGTGGACCGATGACCCAACCTACGATACTCTTCCTAATGCCCTTGGTAACTGGTGTTACTCTGTGAATAGTTTCAGATGGAAAGATTACCATCTGTCCTCTTTTCTTTGGTGCCTTGTGTATCTTCACGTCAGGTTCATCACTAACGATACCATGACCAGTATGATATGCCAACTCTAAGTCACCACCTTCGTAGTCATCATTCAACAATACTGAGAATGATAGTTTACGAATGTATTTCTCTGTTGGATTTGCCAATTCAATATGATCACGATGCCATGAGTAATGATCACCTTCACGATAACATGCATATTGAAATGCATTACCATGATACCAAGGACTCAAGTTAAACTTGTAATGCTCATCATTGACCATGTTCAGGTAATGCCTGAAGAAAGCACCAACCCACATTGGTTCTTTCAATAGTTTAACCTTTGTGGATCGTGATGGCACTTTACGATAGTCACCATTAGGATTGAAGACCATAGCTTCAGCAAAGTCTCCTGAAGATGGGTTATCAAGTTCTTTGATAATCTCTTCTAAGATGATGTCAGGTAGTTTCAGATCAACAAAACAATGCATTACGAATCACCGTAGATGGGAATAATATCAGTGCGACAGTGCTCGGTTTTGTTGATATGCTGCTCCCACAGAGCGGCATCGTCCAAATTGTAAAAGATCGCTTCTTGGCGGGATGTGCCCTTTTTCTTGCTCTTCATCCACACAACTGCGTACTTCATGATAAAACTGAGGGTAAACAACGAGATTAACATAGTGACGACCCCACCGTGAGTTAGCACTCTTGGGGAGTGGGATGTCTTTGAAACAAATAGTGATGTAATACTCACTAATGAAAGAGATATAACCTGTGATTTCCCCATATTTCACAGGTTGTAGCAACTCAAAATCAATCGGTTTCATCAAAATACTTCCGATCCTTATTCTCTGGTTTAGGGAGACGGAACATTTCCTTAAGATCGTTCAGATCATTAAGTTGTTTTTGCAGGTTGTCAATTTGTGCCTGCAATTTTAGAAAGTTTTCATCGTTGATTCTTTGCATCATCAACATGTTTTCTACTGCTGATTTAAGATCTTCTTCAGTCATGGTAATCAATAACGCTCTGGTATTTTATCATACTGTAGTTTTTTGACAAGCTCGGGATCATCAATAAATGGATCAACTTCACGGTTGCCCATCATCAAATCATACAAACCACGAGCACGACAGTATGCTTGTTCATGATATTGTATCACATCATTGACGCAAGATAGCATCTCTTCATATGTCTGTCGTGAAGATACTTTGTCATCTTGGAGATAATCATCAATCGCATCTTGCATACGATCTTTGCGTTGCTTTGCATAAGTTTTGTTCAAGAAGTCTTCAGTTCCTTTAAGTTCAGGGCGTCCTTCAATAGTCATGAATTAAACTCTTCATTACGACGGCGGTCAAGGTATTCAATAATTTCACCACGCCACTCTAGCAATTCATGATAGCATTGCTGATCATGTGCATCTTGACGTAGTTCATGATCTGGTTTCAACACACTCTCATAAAAGATGAAGAAAGCATCTTTGCGTTTTTCGTGTTTGGTTGTGTTCCAGTCCATGTAATTGTAGCGTTACTCAGGTATTTTAGATGGTTATGTGTGGAAATCCACGTTTCCTAATAATTTCTTCACGATTGAGGTCCCCACCCATCGTTCTCAGGGACACAATCATCATCGTCCACACGGTCAACTGATGCAATGTCACATACTGGCACCTCATGCTCACCACCTACAAGATACCATGGCATAGTCTGTCCATGATACTCTGGATGTGCTTGATAGTCTTCAGGATAAACACGATCACCGAGATACATTAGTTCGCTTTCGGGGATAGTGTTGTCTCGTAACATTGCTTGCAGCTGCAAGTGCGTCAGTTCATATTGCGTAGGTACTTTCATTAGGCATTCTTGATGTTGAAAGAGATGATCACACGTTCTGAATCAGATTTTACTGCCTTGCACTGGTGTGTCAAGACAGATGGGAAGAACACGATGTCTCCCTCACTGACCTCAGGGACATACTCTACCACATCACCCTCAATGAAGTCAACAAAAGGAGCGAAGAACGACGTTGGTTGGTGGTCACTCTCTAAACTGGCATAAAAAATAGCACTATATCCTAATGCTCCATGATTATGGGGTGGGTGATAACCTCCACGAGTATACTTCTGCGCCCACATATTATAGATCTCAAAATCAAATGGATATATCTCATTGAATTCTTTCAATGCAGGTTCAAGCAATTCAAACATTTTTTCTGTGTATGGAGCAAGCTTACCTTCTTTATAATATTTGAAGTAGTCTGTAAGGTGTCCATCACCATCTTCAAGATCTAAGGATGAAATTATATCATCTTTGTGATCACTCCAATTCTCAACTGTAGCAGTGAAAAATGGAACTACAAATCCATTAGCAATTTTCATTCTTCTGGTCTATTTCTCCCTGGTCGTAGAGCATTGTTATCATATTCAATGACACCATCTGGTCTTACAACAAAACATTGATACCAATATGTGTCATCATCAACTTCATCCTTGCGAGGGAAATAATCCATCACAAAGTCTTCTGCAATTTGAGGAGTTCTAAACTCAATGTATCCATAATACTTGCTCTCCATCAAAAGAATAACTTCTGGTGGCATTTCTTCATCAAGTTTATAGTAATCAATGACAATAGACTTAGCAGCATCATCTGCTGCCTCAAGTCTTGGGTTCTCCCAGTATACTAGAGCACCAGCATTTGCAGCGGCTTCCTCAATTTGATCCCAATCTCTAGCACTATCAAATGTCTGTAGGTTCTCCATCGTTGTCCTCTACTTTCTTTAATTTATATGCGGCAGTTACTCTAATGCCATAAAACTCTCTGGTAGTATCCTCTGCCCAGTGATACATGTCAGATGGGAATAGCACACATGACGCTGGTTTAGGGAATACAGTATCATATCTACCATCATCTTGTACAAAGATAGTCTTTCCACCCCATGTGAGATCCCACACAGGATTACAAAACACTAAGAATGTATAATCTGCATCATCAACATGCATTGATCCATCCAAACCTCTAGTGTGACCATTCATGTAATAGTCTAAGATTTCAAACTTAAATGGAATTAAGATCTCCATCTTCTCAGGAATGACACTATCAAAGATACCATATCCTTTGATATCCATCTTCCAGAACTTTTTATGCAATGCTGATTCACTACTAGTAGCACCAAATTGCCATCTAGGACGACTAGCAATTTTATCAATCTCCTCCATTTCCTGTGGAGTAAGAATAGTATCCCAAGATTTAATATCAGTAAGTTTGCTCATATTAGTTCCTTAATGTAGTGTGATGTCTAATAATACCAAGGCGAGCAAGATCAAACTGGGTCAATACTTCTCTATCTAAATCACCTTCCAGTTTCCAGTATACTTTGTTTAGTTCAGTAATATAATATCTCATGGTTGAATCAGAGATTGAACTCTCTAACCAAAATGTGATACACTTCCTAACACCATTTGTGACTGGTCTTACACCATGTACAAAATGTGTGGGATAAACTAAAGCTTTACCAGCAGGTAGTTTCTTCTCAATAGTTTCTGTACCAACTTTGATGAAGTGTTCACCACCTTCATAGTCATCATTCAATGTGATAACAACTGTGTAATCAGTTCTACATCCCCACATTTCATAATAATCTGTGTGGTCATCATAATGCTGACCCTCCTCATACTTCAACAAAAAGCATGGTGAGCATTTATTCAAAGGATGCATCCTAAACAATTCTGTTTCTCTTAGGATCTTTGCAATACTCTGATTAACGATCTTATTGATCTCTATATCATCTTGCTGAGTATTATCTTTTACGTGCTTTTCCTTTGGTCCAGTAGCAGCACCATCAATAAACTTACCAGAGTCAAATAGACTCATCATTTGTCTTAGTCTGTTTTTATCTAAGAAATCATACTCATAAATCATTGCATAACCTCAACATAAGATTTAATATAATCATCAACTGCTCTCTTGTATCCCTCATGAATAGATGGAAGAGGAGCACACATATTAACAATACTATCAAATCCAACTAGGAATGAATTATCTGAAGAAAATCTCTTCCATGGTTTATATGTCACGCCCAGTTGATTTACATCAATTTGACCTGAAGATTTGATGGTAAAAGGATATACTAGATTATAGCAGACTTTTTGCTGTACACCATTTATTTCTTCAATATGATCTTTTACATTAGCAATCAACTCCTCCCCCGTAACAAGAGTGAGAAGGAGAATATTAAGTTTTTGTTCCATGATTAAACGTTATTACTATTAAGAGCTGCTAGGAGTGCATCAAGTTCTGCTCTCTCATCAGGATACTGAGCAGAGTAATCAGCAGGTTTCAATGCACCATGTACAATTTCGTCAGGATTCTTGATTCTATAGTTAGAAGCAATGGTCAAACATACTCTCTTGACATATTCATCCCATACACCTGGGACAAATCCACCAAATTGATCATCTGTTTGTAGATATGCATTACCTGCATATGGAGTATTACCTTCAGCATCCTGATATTGTACATATCTAGAATAAACAGTAGGATTGATTGGATACTTTACCTCATCAGATCCTTGACCACTGTAATCAGAAGGAATATCTCTAAGTTTCTGTCTGTATGCAGTCCACTGTGCTTTTACTTCATCACTAATTTGTGCGTCTGGCATTTGAGTCCAGTCACATTCAGATAAGAGATAGTTCCTGACTAGTCTAACACCTTCCCATGATGTTTTCTGCCATCTACCATACTCATCATATAGTTTTTCTGCAACAGTTTCTTGTGCGCTGTCTTTGTACTCAAAATACTTCTCTTTGAGTTTCTCAGCAATGTCTGCTACTTCAGCGTCAGTCGCTTCTCTCCATTCATATGTTTTCCATTTTCTTTCTTTAGTAGCACGATCATAGACGTACTTCTTCTTCTCAACACCATAAGATCCATCACTGAAATAATTCAAATGAATCAAGCGGTCTTTATCAGATGACCAAAATGGAAAGAGCATAGGTTGGACATTATCATTCCACCATGTCTCTTCAATAAATTCAGTCTTACCATCTACGATGATAACTCTTTCTAGTGCATTGACTTGCACTACTACACGGATGTCTGCCATTAGATTACGGGAGTTTTAGAAACCAGCCTGTCGCAATATATTTATCATGGGTGAAGACAGTGTTCCCACGATGTACATGTGTCATCCCTGCTGGCCAGATTAATAATGTGCCTGTCTGTGGTTTATATCGTTTCTTTTGATAGAGAAATTCAGTCTCTGCCTCACCATCAGGCATGTCGTTCAAATATACCATCCATGCTAGTTCTCTGTTTGCTGCTCTGAAACTACCATTCTCATAATGCCAAGTATGATAACCACCACCAGGAGAGGTTCTCTGTACTTTCAATCCAATAGAATTTAGATTTGTTTTAAGATGATCATACTCTTGCTTGTAGTTTCCAAACGCAGTATTCAAATACTTATAGAAATGTGTTGCCAATCCCATGTCAACATCATCTAGCATGATGCTAACATCATGTCTAGCAAGTTTCTTATCTGGCATCTGATCTTTACCATGCTGTACAATCTCAGGATTGATATCAATATACGTGTCAAAGTTTTTTACGATTGCAGCACAAATATCATGGTGTACAAATCTCCTGTACACACCAATAAAGTCTTCAAACTGTCCTTCAATCCTATCAGGATCAACAATAAATCCACACTCACTTGCTGCTAGCATCAATACGCCCTGATCAAATACTTCACTAGATGATAGCGTGTTAAGAGAGGAATGTCAATCTCTGGTGATAAAGTTGAAGAAACATTTAATTTAACAGCAGATGACAGTGTAAATGTACCTTCATTGACATCTAAACCAGCAGAATCAATAGGATTACCTTGTGGTTCAATTCTTTCTGTGACAAATTCAATACCTAAGTCAGCTCTTGCTTGTGGATAAGTAGCAATCTCAACCTCTGCTTCATCATATTCAAACTGAACCCAATCAATGCCGAAGTTATCTCCTCCAGCATTTCCACTTGAACTTCTAACTTGTCTTACTTCTAACAATAAGTTATTAGTTTGGAAATCAGATGGAATTGCAACATCAACTATTGTCCAATCAGTAGGACCACTAGCAGATGATATAGTACCAATCTTAGTATAACTGCCACCATTATCATTACTTGCAAATAATTCTAGTGGTTCTCCTGGTGCTTCTCCACCATTACTACCATTACCACGTATTACTCTCCATTTAGAATTGATAATTGGTGATTGCTTACTATTACTAGGAGATGCATTAATGGTGATTGTTCTCGCCCATCTTACTGCTTCACTTCCAAAAAATCTGAGATATTTCTCATTATCTGTAGAAGTAAATCCACCTGCAGATCCAGATCCTGTTCCAGATTCAATGTAATCTACAGTTGTACTAGCGAGATCAAATAATCCAGCAGTTGTAGTTGTACCAGTACCGCCGCCAACTGATTGTTCAATATAGTATCCGACTTCACCACCACCATCTTGTCCTGATGCGCCACCACCAGATCCATTATTACCAACCTGAAGTGTACCAGCATTTGGATTAGTTAAACCACTAGCTTCAAATTTGAAATAAATTGTAGCGCCTGATCCACCGCCACCACCACCAGCACCTTGTGTGGTGATAGTATTAGTAGCATACATTGTAACGCTACCACCGCCACCACCCTGAGAGTTACCTGCGGGATTGTTTCCACCGTTTCCTGCACCAGTAGAGCTTGAACTACTGACAGTTGGACCAGAACCAGAGGATTTGACAGCAGATTGTCCTCTTTTAGCACCATATCCTGCTCTACGTGCATTAGATCCGTTGGATCCACCGCCACCACCACCAATACCAGATCCTGTACCAGCGCCGCCTCCGCCGCCGCCTCCGCCACCACCAGAGCAGACAGCGTTACCGCCACCACCACCAGATCCAGCGAAGATACCACTCAATTGTTGGACACCATCTGTATTGTTGGGTTGACCATTCATGTCACTAGTAGTGGATGAACTGTTACCACCTGATCCACCGCCACCACCACCGCCAGCGCCAACTAGAACAGTGTTTGTAGTACCAACTGACGAAGCACCACCACCGCCGCCTCCGCCGCCAGCACCGTTACCTGCTCCACCGCCGCCACCGCCAGCATATCCAGAGGGACCACCTGATCCACCACTATTTCCTGATCCTGGACCTCCACCAGCACCAACATATACTCTTAAAATACCATTATTGCCAGTCTGTAGTTCAGCATTGACTCGTTTACCAGCACCACCTTGTCCTCCTTTGTGTGATGAATTAGTAACACCACCAGCGCCGCCACCACCACCACGTACTTGACAGGTAACACTCTTAAGACTACCGCCAGAAGGAATATTATATGTTTGGAAACTAGTTCCAGTATAACTAAACGTTTCGTTAGATAATACATCTTCTGTAAAGGTATCAGCAACACCATCTCCACCTTTTCCATAGAATAGTGTACTAGATCCACCAGTGCCACCAGAACTAGATCCACCATTGGTTCCAGATTGTCCAGCAATATATCCAGAGAGCTCTAGACTCACACCACCTGCAAGATTAAATGTTCCATTTCCAGTAACAGTTGTAAATGAACCATTTACACCATATCTTACATTACCACCTGATCCACCGCCGCTGCCATTATTTCCTGATTGTCCACCACTACCTCCACCTGCTCTAATTGCGTAAGTATTTCCAGCATACGAGAAAGTATAGGTGGTATTTCCACCATTACCACCACCATTAGTAGTGTTACCACCAGATCCACCAGCACCAGTTAAGTTACCACCGATAGCAAGAATTGGAACTTCATCTGCATCTGGTGCTGGTACTGTATAAGTTCCGTTACTGTTTTCACTTACTTTTATGTCAAGATTGGTAGTAGTATCTCCTGGTATCTGAACTGTCTTTCCACCAATAGTGTAGTTATCATCAATATCCCATGTTGTAGGATTTGGAGTTGTGATAATACTAATAACTTCTGCTGGTAAATTACCAGCAATCTGATATCCTGTTTCAATAGTAATTTCACCAGAATTACCACCATTTGTAACTACAAGTGCATTTGCTGTTAATGCTAAGTATTTTGATGCTGCTAATTTAAAGTTGTCATCGTCTATCTTAATAACCCACCAGGTACTTTGTGCTGCAAAATTAACACTTACACCATTAACACTAAATGACAGTGGTGTTGATTGTGAGTTTGATACAACACGAATCATATTGCCAGTGTTTAGATCATGTTCTTGGACATTAAAGATACCATCAGCACCGATTTGAGATTGTGTGAAAGTAGCAAAGAACTTCTCACCAATACCACCAACGTTTCCGTATGTGGAGAGGTTAGGGTCTTGTATAACATAATCAACAATACCATGTGCGTGGAATAGTGGAACTCCACCAGATGGTAAGAAGAAATTAACCTGACCATTACTATCTTTAAATCCAACAGCATGATCGTCAACTGGTCCACCACCACCTTCAAATGCACCAGCCTGAGGAGCACTAGATGTTAAAATAGCATGTTCGTGTTCTGGAACAGCAGAGATCATCTTCTCTTGTAGTGGTCCAACTTGGATTGTTACTTCACCACTTAGTGAACCACCAACAAATTCAGTAACATTTGTGTATCCACTAATAATAATATTTCCAATATCAAATAGATTCTCTTGCTGATCCTTAGAAAAATACCATCTACCACCAGTAGCACCAACAACAGAAATAACATTACCAGAAACAGGTGATCCAGCACCAGATACACCACCACCTGCACCTACAAGTTTCTTTGCTTTATAATCTGGAACATTAAATGTAACTCCAGGAGTAGTTCCAAAGTTCTCTTTATCAAATGTTCCACCATTACCACCATAATCATCTGTTATGACTTCAAACAACAGTGGATAGTCATGTGCATTATACTCAGATCCATCACAATACAAAAATCCAGGATATTGCATCGCTGGATCGGTTGCAGTATTTGATGTAGTTGATGTGACCTCAATTCTTGCTAATCCATTACTTCCATTTTGTAAAACATATACAGTCTCACCATCAGTATATCCATACCCAGGATTAAGAATAGTACAGAAGTTTAATGTGCCATCTAAATTAGCAAGTACACCAACTTCAAGACCATATCCAGTGGATGATGCTACCGTGAAGAGTCCCGCAGATCCAGCATCAGTTATGTTGTAATACTTGCCATCATTGATATCACTATTACTTCTAGCGATTCTAAAATTATTACTGTCTACTACATCTACATAAAAACTGAAATTCTTTTCAAATTGTACTCCACCTACACCACCAGCAGATAGATTAGGAGTGGCGATTGCACCTGCTCCACCTCCTCCACTAATTGTTACTACTGGATTTTGATATCCTTTTCCACCATCATTAACTGTGATGGCAGTGACAACTCCAGAATTAATTGTTGCTGAAAACTGTCCAGGTTCTGCAGGACCAGCTCCATTATCAGTTACAATAACATTTGGTGGAGTTGTGTATCCCGATCCACCATTGTTAACAGTTATAGTTTGAATTGAAGCACCTAATTTTAGTTTATTAGGGTTTTGAGCAGACTCAGTAACAACTAGTTTATCACCATCTACAAATGGATGATTGTTAAGTGTAATTAGATCATTATTCACACCAAAATTAGCTGGAGCTAAATCTGCGCTAATAGGACCAGTTGGAACACCACTAACAACATCATTAGTATACCCTGTGCCAGTAGAACTTCCTGTTGATACTGTTCCTAGTCCAGTAACAACACCATTATCTGTGACTTTCTCATCGTCTGCCTTAAAAATAGGCACAATAGCACCAATTGGCATTGTAGTGTTACCAAAAGTTGCCTTATCTGACAGATAATTTGTACGGATATTTCTGATTGACATTTTAGGTCTTAATTAAGTAATCTACCATAATGAAAGGAGCAATTAAACTATCTATTTTGGAGTCAGTTTCTGGTTGAATGTTAACCGAAGCTGACATACCATCAGTAGAAATAAATGTCTCTGGTATATTTAACTGATAATTGGTAGTTCCAATACTATAATTGATAGTATGAGTATGCTCTGTTGGATCATCTTCATAATCAAATGCTTCTGTAGTTTCAACAATATTTGAGATCTGTGGATATACAACGTTTGTATTATTATCTACGACGGTATCAAAAGGAACAACGTTTGCTAAGCAAGTCTCATGAGGATATCCCGATTCTGCGTTACCATCTTCCGAAGATTGTCCAACAGTATCAATTCTCAGACTAATACCGCCACCACCAGTAAGAGGTGCATCACCAATGTTCTTTCCACCAACATCAGGGAATTTAAGAATATCACCAGCAGCATATCCAGTTCCTTTATTAGAAAAGGCAAGAATTTTATATCTTGTGTTAACAGCATTACCAAAACCAGCTCCACCTGGATATGCTTCAAATCTAACAACTGCTTTTGCACCAGTTCCTGATCCACCTGACAAATTAACATCATCTTGAGCAAAGTCATTGATGTTATCCCATGTTCCTGCACCGCCACCATATCCACTGTATGCAAACTGTCCAGTTCCTTTGGGATACCAATCATTTGGTCCGTCATTATATGCGGATCCACCCATATACAGAGAGAATGATTGAATTGCTGTAGGTGAAGGAGTAGCTCCAGTAGGAATGTTATCATTACCAACTCCATCTGCACCACAAAGATATGTGGCATTAACAGTATACTCAGTAGCAGGTCCACAACCAGTTGGAGGGATTGGTCCTAGTGGAACACCAGCAAATTTCTGTACACAAGGACCTTCTGGCGTAGTATCAATTACAACTGATTCACCATCTGGAATTAGACAGTTAATGTTGTATCCACCACACTGTGTTTTACAAATACCATAATATTCAAATGATGCACTACCAAATCCACCACCCTCATTAAATGAACCACCCTGCCACTTGTTTGTCTGAGCATAAAATTTACATGCTGGTTGTTCTTCTGTGGCATCAAACCAGTTCTGAACACCAATAGTTGATGCGTTTGTAAAATAATTTAATTCAAATACATCACTACCTGCTCTTCTAATAGTTCTACATCTATACGTGGTAGTATAGTGTGCGTGTGGTAAGAATGACAATGCAGAAACAACTTCTTCATCTGGAGATTTTGGTTTAGTAAAACCTAAATTACCAGTTAAGTTTACAGTTCTTCCAGGAACTCTAAACTGTCCTGTTAAATCAATAACTGCTGTTGTTCCTACGTTCGTTGATACAGTGACTCCAACACCAGACTTTTTAATCTCTTGTCCATTAGCATTTGTCACAGTCATGTCATTAATGACACCCTGGTCAGATCCAGAAGTTGCTTTAATAAACTTAGATCTTAGGTCTGGAACCTGAAATTGATCATCACTTAATTCTACATTTGGTTGTTTAAATGCACATCCATCGCCAGTTCCTAAAATTTCTCCCAAAGCAGGAAAAGTTGCAACATTATAAACAGCTCCATCACATCTTAAATATCCAGATGGAAGCAACTCTGCACTTAATCCAGCAATAGGATCATTAACATCCAACTCTCTAGGATACGCAATAAGAGTTCCTGTAGTTGTTCCGATCTTCGTTCTTTCTTGATTTAAAAAAACTGGCATTTTTAGTAAGCTCTGATGATCATGATTACGGTCTGTGATGGAGTGTTATTATCCATAAGAATATTTAACGCATCTGGAATATCAGAAACATTGACCGTATAAGATTGTACGTTGTTGACAGCGATATTTGGTGGAATTTTAAGACCACCCATATTCATTGATAAATCAAAACTAAAGTGACTGTGTGTAGTTAGACTCTTATCGGTAGAATCTTGTGCAGCGTGACTTAAGTTAGTAGGAAAAGTTGTTCCTGCATTACCACCAATATAATTATCCTTACCAAACAGTTTTATAGGAGGTGGGAATACACCTGTATGCATTTTCATATGGTGTTCATAATTATAAGTATCACTAAAGTTGGTTGTATATGCACCACTGGAAGGAATAGTTCTTGACAATCCAATTTCTGGAACTGTTGAATCTGATGCAGGGAAAGACTTAGCTTCACTAGTTAATACTAGTGTATTTTCATCATAGTATGTAATTGCACCAAATCCATTTTGCCAAGTATCTGGACTATCTGTACTGGTAACACCAGTCAAGTTTGCAGATTCATATCCAGGACTACCAGAAACCTGGAATGTTGGTGCTTGGAAAATCTGAACATACTTACCACTTGGAAATGCAGTTGTGTATTGTCCAGAGTGTTTGTGACCAGGGGTATGGTCAATACCAAGTTTTCTACCAATTGTATAATATGTTTTAGACCATGTAGGATCATTCAAGGTAATGTTTTGAATTTTACCTGCCATGGTATCAATTGGATCTAATTCAAATCCAAGATCAGTATCTGCACTATAAATTGTGGGCGGAGTAACGGAAGTTCCATCACCCTCAACTAAACTTCCAATAACACTGTATGCATCAGGTTGATTTGCATAATACTTTTCTTCCAGTAACATGTCTTTTTCAAGGTCAAGCAACTGCCTACCATTTAAATTAGGAACTCGGAATAGATCTCCCTCATCAAAATTTGGAAAGTTTCCAGTAATGGAATCTTCAGTAGGACCATATGTATTTCCTATCATAGATGCCAACAAAGGAAATAATGCACAATCATATGTTCTACCATCACAAAGAATCCACCCAGTAGGAAGATTGTCTGGATTATTTCCAGTGCTTTGATTTCCACCCCAGGGCATGATAGTGCCGACTGGGGCAGACTTCATCGTCTTTAGTCTGTTATAGAAAGCCATTATAGTTCAGTTAACCACCAACCTTGATAGACAGCAGGAATAAAGTTGTCTCCATCAGTTGCACCAACATAAATTAATCCGAAGGAAGCATTTTTGTTTTGTACAACTAGTTCACCAGATCCATATGCTGTAGAGAGACCTCCAAGTTTTGTACCAACAGTATCACCTTGGAGAGGTACAGGTTCACCACCTACGATTGGAGCACGAATCACGAGAGAATTATTATATGTCAATGCTCCACCAACTTCAGTAATTCTAATAACATCGCCTGTTACAGCGTTGGATGGTAGAGTCAAGATGAGAGCACCTGTAGATGGAGCTACTGCTACAATATAATTTATATTAACAGCGAGAGTAGCAGTTGCGTTGATGAACTTCGTAATGTGACCACCATTGATGTTCTTGTATGCCGTCAATCCAAAAGCATTGATGGATCCATCTTGCATAATGGTGAAGTTATTAGCACCATTGACACCTAGATTTCTGACATCTAAGATTGGTTGAGTAGCAGCTGGAGCAGCAGAAGAAATGCCAGCAACATCAAGTAAGCGACCAACAAATGTATCACCAAACTCAGCTTCAACTCTGAACGTTGGTTCAAAAGTCTTGTTAGTAAATTGGATAGCATCAGGGTCCTCAACACATCTAGAAGGAACAATTCTTAGGTTGCCGCTGATATCAGTTGGTGCATTGATATCAAGTGCGCCACCCTCAAAGTGGTGTTCTTCGTTGTTGAGTAGTTTGATGATAGGTACATTGTTATCTGTACCTGTAATCTCAAAGTTTGAACCAACAAACTTAACATCATCATAAACGGTAAGTCTACCGTGATGATAGTTTGTTTTGACTAGTTCAATTCCACCATCGTTTGTAACAGTGTTGGAAACCAAGAAGATTTCATTATCAATTGCCAACCAATATTCACGATCAAGGAAGAATGGAACAACATCGCTATTCTCTAATCCAACCTTAACAGCAGTAGATCCAGTTGCAGGGATATCATTTGTAAGTGTAGTATTTTCTCTGAAGAGAACACGGAATACACTTTCACCATCACTATGTGTCTGGTTTGATCCAGGAACATTTGTCAAGGATGCTACACGAGTAACAGGTAAGTTACCAGCAGGTGCAATTCCACTTGCTTGAGGATTTCCACTGATTTGCATGATTTCTTCTTGACCGCCAGATCCAAATCCAACGAAGATGAAATCGTCTTTTGCAAAATTGGTAATGTCATCAACAGGTAGTGTTGTAGCACCAGTGCCAATTGTACCAGTAGTATTAACAAATGTAGTTGCAATACCGTTGTCTACTTTTGGATCCTTGAAGATCGTATATACTGTTGCACCCTTAGTGTGTGCTTCAGCTGTAGTTCCATACTGAGATCTAGTTGTGAAGATCTCACCACTAGGATTACCAACTACTACATCACCAGAACATCCATCAACAGTAAAGATGTCGCGAACTTTATCAGTAATTCTAAACTTCTCATCTCTAGTTGCGTTAAAGCTGATTCCAGTTTGATTACCAGAACCACCAAATGCTAGGTTCAGTGTAACTGTGCTGGTAGCAGTATTAATTGCAACAATCTGTGGATCAACGAATCTTGTACCGCCAGTTTCTGCAGGATACTGATTCTGATCTAGTGTTACAGTACCACCATTATCAACCAGTTCAACATAATCACCAACTTCTAGTCCATCAAGTGAAGGAATAGAAGTGATTGTGAATTGTCCCTCAATCGCGTTACCAGTGAATGTCTGAGCAGATGCAGTCTTACAACCACCCTTGAATTCAAACGAACCATTGATAGTTAGTTTTCCATTCTCTCCATCAGCACCGTCGTTACCAATGATTGTCTCACCAGTGACACTATCAACAATGAAGACTGTATCACCATTTGGACAACCATTAGTGATTTCAAACGTCTTATTGACAATTTCTAGAGCAGTTGCTAACTTAAATGCTTCACCCTGGTTGAAGTCTCCGTCAGTGTTGGTATCTTCACGAGAGATGATAACGTAGTCAACTCCAACATTAAGTGTTCCACCAAACGTTGCTAGATATACATTTTCTTCAGCAGATGCATCTCTTGTTCCATCAATTGCCTGCTCAATCCAAGTAGCATCAAATGCAATGTTACACTTGTATACTGGAGTTCTGTTTCCAGGCTCATCTGGGTGAGTGTCAATTTGAGGAGCGAAAGAACCAAGTGGTTCTCTCTCAACAGTTAGGTAGTATGGAGCAGTTTCTGCACCACTTAAACCACCAACCGCAATACGAACAATTTCAGGTCTTGTGTTATTACCTGCATCAACAGGAGCATCAAGAATTAGATAATCACCCTCATTGAAGTAACCAGCAACAGGTTGATTTAATACTGGTAAGTAATATTGCTTACCTGTTAGTGCAGGTAGATCTGCTCCTTCAGGACCAGCGCCAGGTTTAACTGACTGGAATGTTGCGTCACCCCAAGATGCAGAACCAGCGGTGTCAATTCTGTTGTATCTGTTATCCGAAGATGGTAACTGAAGAACATTGACGATATCAATATTTTGATTAAAGGAGGAAGGTCCTAGGATACCAGATGCGTGAGCAATTGCAGTTGTTCCTAGAGATGCACCAACACCAACAAAGGAGAAGGAAGAAGTACCACCACAGAGTTTAACACTCGCATTGAATGTAGTCTCACCATCAACTTCAAGACTGTTTCTGATTGTAGTTGTACCACCTTGACCAGCGATGTTAACTTCAGAAGCATTCAGAGCAAAGTCAATTGTCTGAGTATTTCCAGAGAAGAAGCTAACAATACCTGCTTCAGTTGAAATGGTTACAACCTGCTCAGGATTGGTTCTATCACCACCAAGTTGCTTAAATGAACCAAAGGTTACATCACCTGCAAACTTAGTTCTTTTAACTTCAAAGTCAACGAAGGATAGGGATTCAACACGATTATATGCACCACCAATTGTTGTCTTAGAGATTGCAGCATCTTGATCAATGTTACCGATAAAGATGTTAGAATGATTAGCATTGTTGCCAATGTAAACAAACTGATCACCAGTAGACTTATCACCAACATAGATCCACTGAGTAGAAGTGGTGTTAAAGTCTCCAATTCTTAGAGTCTTAGCATAACCACCAATGTGCAATCCAGCGGTGTTATCTCCTCCAACAAATGTGCTGTCGTTGAAGAGGTTAACAGTTCCAGTTGTGATGTCAGTTCTGACTTCAGCAAGTGTGCCGTCACCCTGAACTTCAATATCACGCTCAAACTGTACATCCTCAGTGAATCTTGCATCACCTTTAACAACTAGTGCTCTATTGAGTTCACTATCCTCAACATTAACACCAACCTTACCTTCAGCAACTGGTCTACCACCCTCTAGTGGGGTAGAAGTTTCAGTAGAAACTCTCAATACTGCCTCATCATTAGGAGCAGCACTGTCACCACCAACAATCAGAGCATCCTTAATTCTATTCTTATCGCGATCAGCAAACTGAGTATGCTGTAGATAATCAGGTGTCTTACGACCACTAATGTATGCATTACCAACAACGTCAAGGTTTGCACGAGGATCAGTTGTTAGATTCTCAACAAATGCATTTGCATATGCATCATGAGAAGATCTGCAGATGGTGTTAATACCAAGTTTGTAATCACCAATAGTTTCTGTCTCAGTTCTGAGTGCCTCACCACCAATGATACCAACTTCTTTGAAGTTAGCATTAGAGAATTCAATAGTTGGTTGATCAGCACCACCAGGAGTTCCAGAGATGATATTTTCCCAAGGTTGTGTATCCTGTGGAATTTGATCAATAACTTGGAAGTGGCAGTAGTTATTAGTTGGGTTGAATGGATCACCAGGCTTGGCAGCATATACTGTCCAAGTTAGATTCAGTCTAGGATCATAGTAGAAGTTCTTGATTCTAATCTGAGATGTAGAGGTAATTCCAATGTCATTACCAACTGCAAGTGCAACACCACTTGTAAAGTCTCTGAATTCAATCTTAACAACATTTGATCCATCAAAGACGATGTTATCAATGCTATTGTTAGCAATATTTGAGAAGTAGTTAGATAGGATCCATGCGATAGATCCATTCTTACCAACCTCGGATCCTTTGAATAGAACATCACCAGGAGCAGGTAATACACCACCATAAGTGATATACTGTGCAGCTGCAATTCTAGTGCCACCATTAGCAATTAGTGGAGTCTGATTAGGAGTAATGTTAGATGCAACACCAGCAGTAGTGTGCGTCTGGAACATGTAGCTCTGACCATTTCCTCTAGCGTTGAACTGGAAGATAGCAGAACGAATTCTGTTCTTGCTTAGTCTGATATCACCCTCAGTTGGAGGAGCGAAGGAAGTTCTATCTAGACCCTCATCTTGTTCTAGTTGAGTTACAGGATCAACAGAAGATACGTTGGAACGAATGATTAGAGAATCACGAGATTGTGTTAGATCCTCATCTTGAACTGCAATGATTAAAGGAGATTCAAATGTGTTGACGAGTTCTCCATCACCACCAACAACAGTAATATTTTGGTTAAAGGTTACAGGAGTATCAAAGGTGGTAACGAGACCTCCAATTGTATCATCCTCGTCTCCATCATCATCTAACGTTGCTCTATCAATGAATGTCTCTTCACCAGTGATAGCGTTGATTCTTCTGTTACCGATATACAGGTCACCCTGAGAGTTAATACCAGTGTAGAAGACGATACCACCGTCTTGTTTCTTACTTTGTGCGTAGAAGTCCTCATCAGGTGTTAGGACAACTTCCTGACGCGCTGGGAGACCAGTGGAGTAGTTACCAGGACCGAAACCAAGGTATTCAAACGTGTGGTTACCAGCACGAGCGATAGATGGACGACGGAGTTCAACGTAATAACGCTGATCAGATAGAACTGTGCTGTTACCAGCGATAGGAATACGACGATCTTCAGAACCAGAGGTAGCATTACCATCTTGTGCTTTAATGGCATTTGTACCACTATAAGTGTTCATGATAAATGCTGGTTGATTTGTTAGATCTTCCATAAGTTCTCTGGTTACAGAGTTCTTAAAGTCGTTAACAGAAACCAGACCGTGGATGTAGTTATCAGCAGCAGAGAATGTAGGTGGTGGATCAATTAATCCAGCGTAGTAATCCTTCTCTGATTGTGTTGTACCAGAGTTCTTAAACCAGAGAGGATCATTTCTGAAGTTGAGAGGATATAGTTTGCTGACTGGCTGAGAGAACTTAAACTTCTTAAAGTTATTTGTTACACCAGCACCAGTTGGGAATGGCGAGATATTACCACGGAGTGCGGTAATATAGTAGATACCATCTTGCTGACCAGCGATTCTACGCTGTAGTGTTTCATATCCAAAGATGTAGAAGGTGTCTTCAATGACGCCTGCATCCTCAACACTATCAACATAGTATTCAACACCAGCATCATCCTGAATCTTATCACCAGGGGTGATAGTATAAACGTTAGCGCCGTTTTGCTTGTAGAAAAACTCAGGATTATTTTTTGCGATTTGAGTCTTCAGAGGTAGGGATTTGCCCATATCCTGATCCTCAAGCATGTCAGCGAAGACAGTGCCCTGAGTAAATCTTGTGTTAGCATATTCACTATACTCAAGTTTACCACCACGGATGTTCTTGATGATGATATAATGCTCACCACCAACAGTGTAATATGCGTGGATATTAGCAAGACCAGAGGAATTACCAGCAAAGCTTACTGCGTTTACAGAACTTGCTAGATTTTCAGTCTTACTGACTTCAAAGTTACCACCCTGAGGAGCAGTGATCTTAACAGTTGTTAGGATCTCATTTCTCAGACCAGGGAAATTCTTAGAATCAATTGTATGATCATTGACTGTGATCTCAAGATACTTAATAGAAGGATCTAGGTTGTCTTCAACATAACGACCAGATTGAATAGTCGCTTGTACACCAGAGGAGAATCTTGCAAATGCTCTGTATTCAATACCAGATCCAGTTTGATCTTTCTTATATGGATCATACTGTGCTTCTACATTAAGATTATTAGAAGTAAAGTCTGCAGAAGTGTAACCAATGAATTCACCTGCTTGTACTGGGTTCTCAAAACGAGCACCATATACTGTACCAACAACTGGTTTCAATAGAACTTTCTGTGGTACTAATTTACGAGTATCGTCAGTTCTTGTCTTAAGAACGAAACCACTAATAGGATCTCTAGCATTCTCAAGATACTTAGGAATGACCATACGAATCTTGTATGTTCTGTCATCCTTACCACGATTATCTTCTAGACGTTGATACCACATATCAGTGGATCTTTGTCTGTCATTATAATCAGACTCATTGATTCTCCAGAAGATATTATTCTTCTTGACGCTATCAGGTTGTCCAGTAACTTCATCCTTACACTGAATGAACCACTTACCTGTATCGGTAGTAGCATCAGTGAATCCAGGATCAAATCTCATTGGAACACGACGCTTGTTAGCAAAGACATCAAAGATTAGTCCTGCTTGACCAGATGCAAATACAATTGGATCAGCATTGTTGATTGCATTAGCGTAAGTTTGGTGCAATGTAAAGGTCTTATTGTTCTGATATCTTGCGAAGAACTCAACCTTTGGATTAATTCTACCAACGTTAGCATCATTAGGATCAGTAACGGCAACATTAGGATTGTTAGCAAACTGACTACCTACTAGTGGTAATTGTCCACCTTCAATTGATCTGATGAATACTTTCTGAGCTTCACTGGAAGATAGAGATGCAGATGGTTTGTCAAAGATATGAGAAACGTCTGTTTCAATACCAGCAACAACAGAAGTGCTCAAAGATCCCTTATAGTTGTGTAGATCGTACTTCTCATCTAGGATGAATTGGTACATATCAATTTCAACATCAGAGTCAATACTATCTGTCTCAGATGCGTAGATATAGATACCTGCTGCAGCGTTCTCTTTAGAAGTTGCGAGCATCAATCTAGTCTGATCACTGCCATCAAAGAACGAAGTGCCGCCATAGTTTTCTGGTTGTGTTACTCTACCAGGAGCGATGACATAGTAAGTTCTATTAGTTTCAAATCCATTAGGTAGTCTGACAAGACGCTTATCAACGTCAACATACTTACCAGTTACAGTATCAAAGCGAGGACGTGGTACAAGTCTGACTGGAGTTCCAGTCTCAAACTTATGTGGATCAGATGGGTTACCACCTGTATCAATGGTGAATACAGTAGCTCTAGATGCTAATAGTGCAGTATTAACTGTCTGTTCTTGTCGTACAACTGTTCCAAGACCACTGTTGATAATAGTAGTGATGTTGCCAACTAGAGTTTCAATAGCATCTGCAGTACCAGAACACTCTCTATAAGATGGAGAGGTTAGAGTATCTTGAATGACTTCAGGACCATCTGCCTCAGGACCAACAATTACAGTATCTGGTAGTGTATCTGCCCAAATACCCTTAGAGTATACAAAGTAGAGGTCAGTCGTGCTGCTAGTCTGTAGAGCATTGACTGTGTTACCTTCATTCAATCTAGAACCATTAACACCAAGTTCAACCTGTGTATTACTTACGATTCTCTTGACATAAGTTCCCTCAGGAATATTGGTATAGATTGGAGTTGCATTATCCTGTAGAAGTCCATTGACAAATGCTGGGTTCGCAGGATCTAACTGACCTCTAGAGTTTTCATATTCAACAACACTCATACCAATGATGATACCGCGTGTATCATTGACATCAATAATTGCAGAACCAGCAGTTGTAGAACAATCAAATCCTAGAACGTCAAAGTTTCTCATGGCAGCAGTTGCCATTTGACCAACGTAATCCCATGCGTCTAGAGTTTCAGTCTTCTCACCATCAATGTACTCTAAACTGTTGCCAACATAGTATGCTTCACCTGCTTGGATGCTGTTGATGTTACCACCAAGTCTGAGGTCATTAACAATAGCGTCAACAATGTAAGTAACGTCACGGAAACACTTAGATGCTTCGTTGTTGATTGTAAAGTCACCTGTATTGAGAGGAGGTAGACCAGCAAGTGTACCACCAACAATTGCATCCTGTAAGATATCAAACAGTGTCTCAATAGATCCACGAACGTTTGCACAATCCCACTCACCATTGTTTAGAGGTGGTAGGTTGTCAAGGTTGCCATCATTGAGGGAGTTGCATGTGATGTCAATCAGTGCGTTGACAGTAGCTAAAACGTCAGAGCAGTTACCATCTGCATATGCAGCAGGTCTATACTTACCAGCAGATCTAGGATATGCATGAGTAGTTACGTTCTGATCCTTAGTACACTTGAAGATGAGAGATTCATCCTTAAGTTTGATACTAGTTCCAGCTTCAAGATTATGGTTACCAATCGTCAAAGCAACAGAACCAGAAGCAGGATCATATACTGCGTTAGATACATTCCACTCTACTAGAGGAGATGTACCAACATTAATACTAATGCTATAATCAGTTACGGCAGCAACTTGAATATTTTGACCAGCAAAAGGATCACTACCAGGACGTGGATATGTCTTAGTAATTGGAGTTCTTCCCATCTCACAAGAGAATGTGAAGGAGTTATCATCTAGAGAAATTTGATCACTGGTTGTTACACCATGTGCAGTACCGAAATACAACACCATCAGACCAGTAGTAGCATCATATGTTGCATTAGTTGGTGTTAGTTGACCACCGTTCAATACATTAACTGCACCAGCTGCAGCATTTACAAATGTATGTGGATAATCTCCACCAGATACTACAGCGCCAGCAGTTGCAGCGATGAATGTATGTGGGTATTGATCCTGTGATGCAGATGCGCCAACATTAATTGTGATAGATGTAGCGGTTGTGCTAAGAATGTTGAGTGGAGTATTCCATGCAGGATCAGGACCGTCAGGAGTAGTTCTAGATACACCGTCAAGGTTACCTACACCACCGTCATTACCGATTGCTTGAATAACGATACCCATCAAAGTATCAACGGCATTTACAGCAGAACCACACTTAGGTAGTAGTTCAGTTGCATCCCAGTCTTCTACAATCGTGGTGTCAATCTTCTGAGTTAGAGTATTACCTGAAGTTACAGATACAGTCTCATTCTTGATAACCTGCATCGCGATGTTTTTCGCTTCGGTCATTACCTTAGCAGCTTCATCACGCTCAGCATCAATGAATGTTTCTACAGTAGTACCGTCTCTATAGTCATAGTTGGTGACATAGATCTTAGCAGCATCGTAAGTCTTGTAGTTACCACCAAACTTAACATCCCACATGACTTCCTTAAGGACGCTAACAACGTCATCCTTACAATCTTGTGCAGTATTATCTGCCTGTGGTGTGTAAGAAGGATATGCAGCAAGCATACGAAGATATGCTTCTTCAGCAATAAAGTCAACGTTATCAATGACCATATCGTGTGCATCACACTCAATATCTCCTACGATTGGTGGATCACCTGTCTGATCTAGTGTGATATTAAGGTCACGATCATAGTAAACATTGTTCAATGCACGCTGCATTAGATCTTCAGCACGCTTGAATGCAGTGATAGAAGGTCCAACCTCAGCGTCAACACCGTTAGCAATCAACTGGTTGTTGTTGAAGTATTCCTTAGTTGCAGCGATAGTAAACTCGTTACCACCAAACCAGAGATCCTGTGCAACAGCATCAACAACAATACCAAGGTCTCTGCGACACTTAGCTTCGCCAGTGATGAATGTACCTTCGTTAGCAGGTTGGTTCCAAATACCACCAGTAATATTACCAGCAGTGATTGCATCAGTAACAATAGTTCCTAGTGTGGTTAGTGCGTTCTGAACGTCAGCACATGCAGTAGAAGAATTTCTTGCAACAGTTCCGTTGCCATCTCCCCACTGACTCTCACCTTCTGTTACAGTAAGATCCTTATAGTATAACTGGTTAGTAATCGCCCTCTTCATTTCGTTGATGGCGGTATTATATGCAGTTACACTTTCTGCTTCCTCACCTACAAGACCATTGCTTAGAGGTGTGGTAGCATTAGTAAAGTATTGTTCTGTGTATGTTCTTGTGTGCTTGTTACCTTCGCAGAACATGTCAACAGAGATAGCATCAATGAAATAACCAAGGTCACGAGCACACTTGATTTCACCTGGACCTCTACCAGTACCGTAGTTGACCTCAGTAGGCATAGAGCTGAGGTTACCAGCAGCAATGATTGTTGTAGCAATGCCAGTAAGAGTATCAACAGCAGACTGAACATCAGTGCAAAGAGCACTATTAAACTGACTGAGTGTATTTCCACCAAAGTTAACAGCATCAGTTGCAGCACTTACAAATGTGTGTTCATACTGTTGACCAACAGGAGAGGCACCAACATTAACTGTGATAGTATCTGCTGTGGATGCAGTAATCTCAAGATACTGTCCAGATGCAGGGTCAGATGGACGTGGATATGTTTCGTTAGAAACGTTACCATCCTGAGTGCAGGTAAATGTAAGTGAGTTGTCAGCAATCTTGACACGATCTCCATTGCTCAGACCATGGTTAGCAATGCTAAGAACCATCACACCAGTTGCTGGACCATAAGTTGCACCATGTGGTGTATAATCTCTTGATACTTGACCATACGAAGATCCAGGTGCATTGTCTGCAGCAATCGTTAGATCTTTCTCATAGAGTTGATTAGTGATCGCTTTCTTGATCATCTCTGCTGCTTTATTCAGCGTAGTGATCGTTGGAGCTTCTTCACCTACAACACCGTTAGCAATAGGTGTAGTTGCATTCTCAAAGTATTCAGCAGCAAATCTGTATGTGTAGACATTACCCTTACAGAATAGGTCAAGTGCTAGAGAATCAACGAAGATACCGATATCTCTACGGCACTTGCTCTCACCAGGACCAGCTTCATAAGGTGTTTCAGCAGGTAAGGAATTAAGATTACCAGCAGCAATAGGTGTGGTAATAATATCAGTTAGAGTTACGATAGCGGATTGAACATCATCACAAGCACCAGAGTTAGTTCTAGAAACGTTACCGCCACCACCACCATATTGTGCAGGACCCTCAGTAACAGTGAGATCTTGAATAGCAAGTTGGTTGGCAACTGCTAGTTTCATCTGATCTCTTGCTTGGTTGAATGCTTCAACGGATGCAGTCTCTTCTCCTTGTAGACCACCAGAGATCCAGTTGCCATTACCGTCAAAGTATTCAGATACAAACTTACGGGAATACTTGTTACCACCAACAAATAGGTCAAGAGATACAGCATCAACGAAGATGCCCATATCACGCTTACACTTGGCACCAAAGGTATTACCATTGTTACCATCATAGTTTGGATACAATGCAAGCATTGCTGCATATGCAACATCAACAATGTCAGTCTTATTCTGTTGAATCAAACGATAACCATCAGCATATCTAGAGCGAGCATCAGTCTGCTGGTCTCCAGGAATAAAGAAGTCAGGGTGACCAATTGTAATTTGTGCTAGTGCAGTGTCAACGATCTGATCTCTGTTGAATGTAATCAAACGATATGCAGACGCATATCTAGATCCTTCATCAATTGCAGCGTCTCCATCAATGACAAAATTAGGATGAGCAACTGCAATAGATGCAAGTGCTCTATCTCTAATCTCAGAAGAGTTACGACGAATCATTCTGAATGCGTCAGCAAGTCTAGACTGAGAGTTAGTTTGGGTGTCACCAGGAATATAGAAGTCAGGATGATATACACTTACCTCAGCAAGTGCTGCGTCTAGGATGAACTCTCTATTGGCGACAATTCTGTTACGTGCGTCCTTATAACGGGATGCAGGATCTGCCTTAAGTGCAAGGTCAATCGTTACACCGTTAGTTGTATCACCATCTAGTTCTGCCTGAGAACCTGTCTTGCCGACGTTGATACCATAAGGAGCAAGGTTGCTGTTAGGATCAGGATCATAAAGATCTGCCTTAACAGTTAGGAGGTTAGCAATAGCTTTCTTACATAGGTCTCTTGCTCTACGGAACGCATAAGTTGCATATGTCTCTTCACCAACTAGACCATTAGTGAGTGGGTTGCCATCACCATCAAAATATGTTCTGGTTGCAGCAATGATGTTAGCGTTACCACCATCTTTAAGGTCTTCTGCAACAGCATCAACAATAAGACCAATGTCACGCTTACACTTACCATCACCAATACCTTGGATCACACCAGATCCATAAGTCGTGATCATATCATCAAATGCTGTGTCAACAATCTCTTGACGGTTGGCAGCAATTAGATTACGAGCATCAAAGTATCTGTTACCTGCAGGATTTAGACCAGGGTTAACATAAGGAATGTTTTGAAGTCTAGGATACTTCTCTAGGATATATCCGAAGACTTCCTCCTGAATCATGCGGCGATTAGATTCAATGAGGTTAGCAGCATCAGCATAGACACTGTTAACAACACCACCAGAAGGATTGAGAACCGATCCCTTAGCAACATACTTAACGAAACCAGTTGGTTCTAGGGATGCATTGAAGAACTCATCAGTACCAGCTGCTGGATCCAGTTTGACATATAGTTTATCATCAGATTTAGCACCAATTCTGTATCCAGTAATGGTAGCAGCAGGTCGTGTTAGAGGACTGTTGATCTCGTCACTGCCAAGGAATAACTTGGTATAGTTCTGAGAAGTCTGCAGAGTTCCTTGAATATCAATTGTATAATAATTGATTTTCTTGGTGCTTGCTTGGTTATCAAGTACCTGTCTAGGTGGAATAATGTCAGTAATGTAACCACCCTTATCTTGGTTAAAGGCGAAACCTTTGAAACCAATAGCATGAAGTGATGTATTACCGAAGTTGGAGTTAGAGTTGGTGATAGACATGTCACCACCACTTTCCATCAGGAAGTGATCAGCGAAACCAACAGCGAAGATAGAAACGTTCTGGATAAATGCGTCTTCAGATGCACGAACGTGGAAGTTTCTCCACTCATCTTTCCAGTAGGAATCACCTTTAGTATGGTAAGGAACCGTAGCAAATGCGTCAGTTAGTGATGCTTGGTTCCAGGTATTAGTGTATTCATCATAACGGATGAATGCTCTGTCATCCTTCTGCAACGAAACACCCGTATACTGCGCGATAACCATGGATTTGAATCCAGTGGCTTTCAAACCATTCGCCCAGATTCCGCAAATACCCCATGTAGAACGGATAGATACGTTGAAAACATACGGAGATGCGGACTCAACAGAGTCAACTTCCGCAAGAGTTTGCGCGTTTTGTCCTAGTGCAGGAGTAGTGTCAACACTTACTGTCTGACCAGATACAATATTACTACCAATTGCGCTTACAACAAATGGTACTTCATATGTAAACTTACGAGCATCATTCTGATCAATAGATTTGATCTGGAAGATACCTTCTAGTACATCATCAATCTCAGTGTTAGCAATAGCAACGAACTGACCTTGGAAGTAACCATGATCAACTTTAGTTGTTACTTCAATCTCAGCAGTGGAAGCAGGAATGCTAGGATCAGTAGTAGCATCAGTTAGCTTCAGACTTTCAATAACTCTAGAGTCAGATAGAGGACCAACAATTCTGTTCTCTTGGACTCTGAAATCAAATTCACCTGGATCATCAATTGTAGGTTGATATGCAGAGAATGCCTTAGCAATCTTTCTATAGAAGATACCTAGTTCTTCAGTATCTGCATATTCAAATACAGTTAGTTTGTGGTGAGAATAGTTAGGTGCTGCAAGTTTGGTAAAGTCATTTGGATCATAGTAAACTTTACCTTCGCCTGCGGCGACATCATAGAGAGGAGATTCAGTAGTTGTTTGTCCATCCTTAATGGTGAACTGCCAGAAGTAACAACCACCAGTTACGTTAAAAATTGCAGAGCGAGGAATTTCACGTTCCGTTACAGCAGGATCGGGAACGTACATAGGACGAACAACAGTTCTTCTTAGGTCATAACCTACGAGAGAAGAACCTCTAGGGATGATAGCACCACCCTCAGTATTGTTGAACTTATAGAAGACGTTATCTGGGTTAGAGATATCAAGAATACTATCATCAGTCCAAGCATTAGTAGCTTGATCAAATCCAAATACATCAATACCACTGGTGTCAACTAGACCAGGACGGTTGTCAATGTAGTGAATACCAGGCATCAGCATGATGCTGAACTGGTCAAATCTATCGTTGCCGAAACCAGGCAAGTAAGAATATCTTGCGATTTCTAAGAATGCACGCTGAATACTCTTAAAAGGCGTGACTGGTGAATTGCCTCGGTTTGACAACGCATCTGTTGCGTTGAAATCGTCTGGCGAAACATAAAGATACTTACCAGTCTTTGAACTAATAAGGTTATCTAAACGTGTTAAAGGCATGACTACTCTGACCCTGCTAACTTTTGTCCTCGG